AGTTTATTTAGGAGTAGGTGGAGGATGGGTTGCAACTCGTCCAACTGGTTCTGCAACTCCGTTCAATCATTAGGAGTAATTACTCGTTCTTCTAACAATGGTAGAGGTATTGTATTCAATCAAATTGGAAACAACTTACCAAACATCCAACAAGGATATGTATGGGTAGGAGATGTAAATTCAGTACCACAACCAACATCAACTGGTTCTTTTGCTTCTGGTGTAAGTTCATTAAACTCTTTATTAGGAGCAGTAACTTTATCAGCAGGAACTGGTATATCTGTAACTGATAATGGTTCAGATACAATCACCGTTACAAACACAGGTGGAGGAGCTGATATCACTTATTTAAATCAATTCACAGCTTCTCAAGAATTAATCAATAGTGGATATAACACATTCACTGCATCAGCTGATAGTAGATTAAATAGTATAGAAGCTGAAACTGGTTCTTACGCAAAAACCAACATTACCAACACATTCACCTCTGCTCAAATTATAAGTGGTGCACTTGATGTAACTAATTTAATAACCGCTACTTCTGGAATTCTTTCTAATGGCCCATCAACATTTAATGACCAAACAGATTTTAGTTCTTCTGTATTTGTGGGTAATAGTTCTCAACTTGTTTTAGAAAACGGAACAAACTTTGCATCAGAAGGATTACCAGCAGAAGGAAACTTTAGTAGTAGAACTTTATGGACTTTACCAACATATACAAACATTGGTGCCAGAGGATATGATGTAGATAGTGGTGCTATTAAATTATATGGTAATAACACCAATCCAAGTGTTGCTGGTGGATATTCTGTTGAATTTGTTCGTTCTGGTTCTTTAAGTACAGTAAATTATTTCTCACCACTATCAACCCAACTCTTATTGAGTGCTGCTTCTGATAGTTCAAAATTTGGACAAGTTGTTCTGATTGATACTGGTGGTGATGTAGCATTGAATTTAGGAGGAACAAACCAAATTAACATTGGTGTAAATGGATTTCCAACTGGACAATTTGCATTAAACAACCCATCAGCAACAATACCTGTTGATATTTGGGGTACTCAAGGATTAAGAGTAAGTTCTGACCCAGGCAATCCAAAACCAGCAGTACATCTAATGCCAGATGGTTCGGTATCTGCATCAGCAGCTATCTCATCATCAGGTGATTTAACAATAAACAATATAAATGCAAGTGGTACATTTACCGCATCTCTAACAGAAGGATATGTATGGGCTGGTGGTGCTGGTAATGTTACTCAGTTAGTTGCTACTTCATCATTCGGTGGAGGAGGTGGAGGAATCTTTGAACAAACAGGTTCATTCTACGCAACTACAAATGATTTACAAGTAACTGGTTCATTTGGTGTACAAGGAGCAATTGGTGGTAATAGTGAAACACTTACAATTACATCTTTAACTGCATCAATTGATTTAACAACTTCAAACACTTACGAATTAACTCTTGTTTCATCTGCAGATACTCATGTTGATGTATCTACATTTGGAGAAAGTGGACAATCGATTAACATATTAGTAAAACAACCTGCAAGTGGTAATACTGGTTCAATTTCATTCTCACCAGATTTCAAATTTGGACAAGGATATAATTATTCACCAACACCATCAAACTCTGCAGAAGATATTGTTTCATTCTTGGTGGTTGATTCTTCTTTATATGGAACTTATATCAATAACTTTAGTTAATTATGTTTAGACCATTAACTTATAATAAAAACAATACTATTGAAATAGATAGGTTTGATAATACTGCAATCACTCCATCTTCAGGAGATAAAGCAAATGGATATCAAGTTCCAGAACAAGATGTTACACAAGGTAACAATTTAGATGGAGCTTGGGTAATAAGTGCTTATCCTAATTCAGATTATAAAACAGGATTAGGTGGTGGCCAAGACCAGTACTTTTTGTTTTCTGCTGAAGGTCAACAAGCTTCAACTTGGTTTTCACTTGCAATTCCTACCGCCGATAATCAGTTGAACATTGGTCCATATACTGATTATTCACCTTATTTGGGTTCAAGTGGAGTTTTAAAAGGACAAATAGGAGTTGGTATTAGACAAAGACCTAATGCAGGTAGTAACTATGATGGTATAATTTTAATTAATAGTGGTTCGATATATGATTGGAATAATCCACAACCCATTACAATTGCTTATTCAGTAGATATGACAGCAGGTACTGAATTATGTGCTGTAAATGGTGTAAGTGCAAGTGCACTTCAAATTGATAGAGCGGGTCAAGGTGGAGCACCAACAGACCCTATGCAATTTACAAACCTTACTACAACCTCTACTACTCAAGATAAAGCTTGGTTGGCTTTTGGATTTTCACCAAATATTAGAAAAGCTTCAACACCAAGTGGTTCATTTGCAGAATTTGCATATTATACATCTTCATTAAACCAAGATGAATTAAATAGAATATCGGGTCAAAGATATGGAGACCCAACAAATGTTTTAGATAAACAACCACAAATACTTTATAGATTTGGTGGAGATAAAGAACTTACAACAGGTACTGCAGTAACTCATCAACTTGAAGGTATTACGGCATTTCCAAATTTAGGAAGTTATACAGAAGAGGTATTATCACAATGTAAAACAGTTAAAGAAACTGCGGATATGGTAATAGCATCTGCTTCTGTATATGATATGGAAATAGAAGAATATAGACCGAGGATATAATTATGGAAGATAACAGATTTGAGTGTGATGAAATTTGTAAATGCACACATGATGTAAACAATAAATGCGATGGTCATTGTATTTCTCAAGTAGAGAATCTTGAAGAAAGAAAACGATTAGCAAAAGAACACGAAGATAAAAAATTACTATAACATTAATAACAATTGTTATATAGATATATAAATTTATATAACCTAAAAAAAGAGAGAACAATTATGAATTCAAACACAGTATTAGGTAAGATAATGACTTTACTTTCAATGGATAGGGGAGTTGTTAATTTTACAATTGCAAAATTAGCTGATGGAACTCTTGTTGAATCTCCAACTTTTGATGTAGGTGAATCAGTTGAAGTAATCCATGAAGATGGAACTAAAACCCCTGCTCCTAACGGAGAACACTTACTTGAATTAAAAGATGAAAGTGGAAATATTAACAGAATCAAAATCTTTACTGAAGATGGTATCATTAAAGAAAGAGAGAATGTTGAGATTGAAGCTGAGGAGCATGAGGACAAAGAGGAAGAATTAGCTGATGTAAGTACCGAAGAGGTAGAAAAACTACCTGAATCTGGTAAAGTAGATGAACTTCCTGAGCAAGTAACTCTTGAATCTGATGAAGAACCTAAAGAAGAAGAATTAGTTGATGAGGAGGTGGTTGATAAGGAAGCTGAAGAAATCACACTCGCAGATGCTATTTCTAAAATCGAAGAGATGAAAGAAAGAATTGAAGAATTGGCAACAAAACTTCAAGAAATCGAAATCTCTGTTGGTGAAAAGGAAGAGGAAGAAGAATTACAAGAAGAGGAAGATAAAAAAGAAGAGGAATTAGAATCTAAGAGATTAGATGGAGCTCCTGTTGAATCATCAAGATTCAGTAAACAAACAAAAAACGATTCATTTAAGATTCCGAATTCACACAATTCGGTATTAAGTAAATTGTATAGATAATATTAATTTAACAAAGAGAGACAAAAAATGAAAAAACTACAAAAATTCGCTGTACAGCCGGAAATCACCAACTCAACGTATGCTGGTGAAGCTGCAGCTGATTACATTGCGGCGGCGTTGTTATCTGCAAGAACTCTTGACAACCAATTGGTAACAATTAAGCCTAATGTAAAGTACAAAGAAGTAATTCAGAAGGTAGACGTTTCTTCTCTTGTTGCTGATGCATCTTGTGATTTCACAGCTACTGCATCTGCTTCAATCGCAGAAAGAATTCTTGAGCCTAAAGAATTACAAGTAAACTTACAATTATGTAAACAAGAATTCGTTGATTCTTGGAACGCTTTACAACTTGGATACTCAGCATTTGATGAAATCCCAAGAAATTTTAACGATTTCTTAGTATCATATGTTGGTGGAAAAGTTGCTGAGAAAACTGAACAAGATATTTGGAGTGGTGTATCTACTACAAATGGTGAGTTCGGTGGATTTGAAACTGCATTCTCAGCTTCTGTAGCTAGTGCAGGTGCAACTGATGTATTACCAGCAAGAACTGATGGAAGTGGAGCAATTATCTCTGGTTCAATCACTTCAGGTAACGTACTTGACAAATTACAAGCAGTATATGATACAATCCCAGCTGCTGTATATGGTAAAGAAGATTTAGTAATCTATGTTGGTTCTAAAGTTGCAAGAGCATATCAATCAGCTCTTTCAGGTGTAACTAACGTTGGTTCATTCAACAACCAATTAAACGTTGGTGAGAAACCTTCTAACTTCCAAGGTATCGAAATCGTATTATGTCCAGGAATGAGTGATGATAAGATTGTGGCAGCACAAAAATCTAACTTGTTCTTCGGTACAGGATTGTTATCTGACCATAACGAAGTTCGCGTTTTAGACATGGCTAATTTGGATGGTTCACAGAACTACCGAGTAATCATGAGATATACCGCTGGAACACAATTCGGTATTGGACAAGACATCGTTTACTACGGAGCTTACTAATTTATAAC